GAGGCCTTGAAAAGCCACGACTCTACCTGTCTATGGATCAGAACAGAATGCGTATTCTCAAAGGAAAGAACTGGGCAAGGAAGGGATATAACCCCAACGGCTTGTCTATCTCTTACCGGATAGAAGACGGATACAAATTTATACCCTCAATCGAAGGGTGGATAGAACCAAATTAGAAAGGGGCAATATGCCAAGAACATTATTAGATATATACACAGAAGATTCATCAAGACCCTATAGCCTTGAACAGGCTAAGACAGCACGTGACGAGGGCATGAAAAAGGGTAAGCAGAACATAAACCTACAGTGGCAGAACGCAGCACTGGAAGCTGTGTACAAGTGTGCTACACAGAATAGATCCTTTATTGTTGACCAGGTATGGCAGTACCTTTACGATGACATAGGCGAGAAAAAAGCAAACACTCACAACAACAGGGTTATGGGTACAATTATGACACAGGCTAAAAGGTACAGGTGGATTAAACCAACAGATAACTATAGGGCATCTTCTAGGACAACAAGCCACGCTAATCCCAGAAGGGTATGGGAGTCTCTACTCTACGATCCTGCATCACATAACTACAGGATGGAGATATGACACCTGTATTCGATAACAACATCATACATCTTCACTTGTCTGACGCAAGGCAGTTACCGATACCAGATGAAAGCGTAGACTGCGTTGTTACTAGCCCTCCGTACTGGGGTCTGAGGGATTATGGATTAAGTGCGTGGAAGGGTGGCGATGAGAATTGCGATCACTTAGGCAAGCCCCATAGCACTCAGGCTGGGTTTAATGAGAGGTGGACTGGTAAGGGTTCAATAATAGACAAACAAGGCAGTTTACTAGAACCATATCGGAGTAAATGTGGCAAATGTGGAGCAAGGCGAGTAGATAACGGCATAGGATTAGAAGCTACACCAGAAGACTTCTGTGCCAGCATGGTGGCTGTGTTCCGAGAGGTCTGGCGTGTACTCAAACCAACAGGTACTGTATGGCTGAACCTTGGGGATAGTTATACGGGGAGCGGAGTTCACCCCGGTGGGGGAGCCATACAAAAGGGTAATATCGGAGCCACAAATACGACACTGCCGCCAAAAGGGGGCAAAAACCTCAAGCCCAAAGACCTAGTGGGTATCCCTTGGCGTGTAGCCTTTGCATTACAGGCAGATGGTTGGTATCTACGCTCAGATATAATCTGGAGCAAGCCTAACCCTATGCCTGAGAGCGTACAGGATAGACCAACTAAAGCACATGAGTATATCTTCCTGTTAACCAAGAGTCCGAAATACTACTATGATGCTGATGCGATTAGGGAGCCTGCGCAAAACTGGGGCATACGAGACAGAACCAATGGCAAGTATCACAATGAAGGAACAGGACTCCAGCCACATAGGGGTCTTACTGACTCAAACAACGCCGAACAGGGTCGCAACAAACGCTCCGTCTGGGAGATAAACACGCACCCATATCCAGAAGCCCACTTTGCTACCTATCCAGAGAAGTTAATCGAGCCATGTATCATGGCAGGTACATCAGAGAAGGGTGTATGTGCTGAGTGCGGTAAGCCGTGGGAACGCACAAGCATTGTGACTAATGTGCCAGAACGAGAAACAAGAAACAACCGCATTGGCGTTATACCCAAGAGAGATCACGCATCACGCATGAACTCTAAAGCAATGGAGCCAGTGACGCGTGAGCCTACAGGGTGGCAACCAACCTGTGAATGTAACGCTGACATTGTACCAGCTACAGTGCTTGACCCATTCGTAGGGTCAGGAACCACAATGGCTGTGGCTCAGAGACTAGGTAGAAGGGGAATAGGAACAGACCTCAACGAGGAGTATCTAGCACTGGCAGCAAAAAGACTAAGGTCTATATCAATGCCTATGAACATGGGAATATAAGGGGTGTAAGCATGGAAACCTGGAAGATTGAATTAGATCACCTACCTGACCCAAGGTTAAGCCCTAACGCAAGGCTTCACTATATGCTGCTATACAAAGCAAAGCGAGAAGCCAAGGAAAAAGCCTTTGCAATCGCCAAGAAGGGGGGTGTTCCGGATAAACCATACCATAGGGTTCACATCACCATTACATACGTCTCTAAGGACAAGAGAAGGCGTGATATGGATAATCTTCTGGCATCTACTAAGCCGGCTATTGACGGGATAGTTGCAGCCGGAGTGATAGAAGATGATTCGGTGTTCAATGTTTCCTACTCGTTATACTACGAGGTAGGAGATAAAGCGAGAACAATTATAGAAATAGAGGAGATAGAATAATGATAAATAGCAGAACAGAGACACCCACAATGGAGTGGTATGAAGATGTACTTGGCAATAAATATCGGGTGCAAGCAACATGGGAACACATAGATATTGTCCGAGCCAAAGCAATGCTGGCCAATCAGGTGGGCATACAGAGGCCTATATCATATGCTAAGTCTAGCACCTATGTCGAGGCTATACATAAAGGCGAGTGGATTCAGAGCCTTGCAACCATTCACGTTGCTGACACAGGTAAATTGCTAGACGGCCAACACCGGTTAAGGGCAATCGTGGATGCAGGCAAAAGCGGCATGCGTTGCTTAGTAATATCAGGACTACCGGAAAGCACGGCTTCCTATTTTGACCAAGGCCGCCCACGCTCATTGGAGTCTGTCATTAAGGGGCAAGGGATACCCAACGCAAAGGAGATGGCCGCAACCGTGAAGATGATATATCAGATATATAACAGTACAACGACCCCGCCTCGTAACGAGGTAGGTAAGCGCATCGCCCTAGACAACCCACGTTTGCAGTATGCTGTGGCAGAAGCCAAGCGCATGAAGGATGACACGCACATAGCAGTGCCTGTCCTAGCCGGTGCTTATTTTGCCCTTCTCAGCCACTACGGCAAAGAGCGCGTCGAAGAGTTCTTTGAAATACTTACCCTTGGAGGCTCAACCCGGAAGGAACCCCACCATCCCATTACGCGATTATTCACCACCATCCAAAGCGAATGGCAAAAGTTGCAGGTGAGTAGCGACACTAGAGCATTGCTTGGAGGGCCAAAACAATCAGGCGGACCACCGGGATCAAACAGCGCAACAACAGCCATGCGTTTTACCTTGATGGCTTGGATCCTTCAGTCATTTAACACATGGATTGGCAAAGGACACACTAAGCGACTACGGCAGATGGGTGGAAAGGAGGAGGTGTCTATGTATCTCAACGGCCTCACATATTACTTACGTAAGTACCTCCATGTACGCACGAGCTATCAGGATGACATAGAGAATATATTAGAAGAAATATAGGAGACAGGATAATGGTTAACATGAGAGCCAGTACATATGAAACAGTTATATTGCCCATAGTTACATATGGTGATTGCAGGCGATCAAAATTCTGCCAAGGCTTCAATGTGGAATTGGGTGACGATTTATGTGTCAGGTGCTGGGATAAAGGCGCACGAGTCAAACCAAATAGAAGGGAGATAGGATAATGGAATTAGAAGATGTGGTTTCTACCCTTCAGGCAGAAATGTTTGCTATCCTGCTTAAAGGACAATCAGTGCCTTGGGAACTTGATCCCAAGTATAAACGCTCATGTAAGCACTGTGGTGGGAGAAAGGTCATGCTTAGGAAAGACAGGATGCACATACGAGCAAGTTGTGTTAGTTGTAAGAACTACAAAGGGAAAGCTGCATGGGTAACGTGGGTCCCAAAGCAATGGTTAGAGACAGTTATTCTGGAAGAGGAGACAAGATAATGAGTATAAGTACACGATATGAGCATCAGGCTAACATCCCGTTATGGATGGTCAAAGACTTGAATCGTTCAAATTTAGGCGGCCTCACAAAGGCACATAAGCGGGTATATTGGGAAGATGTAGCCCAATATCCAGAGGTTATGATGAGGCTGTCTGACTATAGCAGCTGTCACGGTTCACATTATCCTGGTTGGATAGAGATGAAAATGAGATGGAAGGGATGCTTGCGAGTTTTACCCTTTGCTGACCATAAAAGATATGACCCATGCCGATGGCCTATATATCAAGATAACTTCTGTTGGAGACATCTTCCTAAAGCCATCATTGATGGCAAAGCACCTACCGATGCCCGTCCGCCGTCAGCATGGGAAAGATTCATCAATACAATATTAAGGAGATAGGATAATGATAATAAATGGTGACTCAGATTTTAGACACGCATTGGAAACACTGATGGACAGAGGTAAGTACAACGATCTGGATATGCTTAGAGCAGCACATATGCTCATAAACAACATAGCTTATCCAAAGTCTGGAGAAAGAGATCAGTCGATAATGCCAACATCTAACAAGGCAGAGCTTATGGAAATAGCACAGCTACTGGAATCTTTCGTGTCCTGGGTGAGACTTGGAGAGATATACGCAACCATAAACATCACCTCAGATTTGTAGTATAATGACACTAACTGGGGAATCACGGCAACATTGCTCAGGGGTAGGCTGATATCTATGCCTTTTCTACTCTTGTATAAGTCCTAATACAAAGAGGGTTGCCCCGCCGTTTGAATCGCCGAGATAAACAGTTAGGGCAAACTATATTTATCGTAGTGAAGGGCTGATTCCCCTTTAAACAATTAAGCCCAGTCGTTTGACTGGGCTTTTTGTTTTTGTGTGGGGTAGGGGCTTGGCATAAGCGCGGAAGTTTCGTGTGCTAGAAAGGATAAAGCCACCTATAAAAAGGAGAACGTATTGCAAACTGCTATTTAATTGTATGGTGTGTCCTACCCTAGCCCCACTGGACACCAAGTTTATTATTGCCCCTTATGGGCAATACAGTAAAGCGAGCCACGATTCACCTTGTGTGGACATCGTGAGTTATCTCGCCTGTGAAAAGCACAACGCTTAGGGTGCTTCTTCATTTTTTCTTTTTCTTAGCCACAGTTTTCTTCTTTGGTGGTCTTCCCACCTTGGTTCCGTATGTACCTTTTCCGTATGGCATCTCTTACTCCTTGTAAGTATTAAGTGGGATCAGGGCTAATTTCACATAACTTGCGCATTCAAACCACTGAATATTCTATTAAATTTTTTGTGTAACCCACACCCTCCCTGATCCCTGGGTGCTAGTCGTATCCACCATACAGCCTTTGTTCACCACTTGGCAATACTCCGGACTCACCCAATTCTTTTAAGGCATCTGCAAAGCCACTATGATCACTCATAATGGTGCGGTATTCATTCTCTATAATAGCTATCGTTGTTTCTATCTCGTCTATACGTTCTTCTAGTGCTGCAATAGTTTCTCGCAGGTCTGCATCGTCAAACTCCTCATGCACAGATTCCTGTATAGTTGACACTGAACTGTCAAGATTGCTGACAGTAGAATCCAACTGGGCCACATACCAAATGATACCGAAGGCCTGCACAACAATAACTCCAATAACTGCTATGGGTAGTTTTACATTTGCAATATCCATCTTAATGCTTGCTCCTGATAGAGGTAAGTATGGTGTTGAGAACTCCTTCCATACTCGCTAGTCTCTCTGCCTGCTTTCCTATTCGTGCTTCCAATCCATACATACGATGGTTCATATGATTGGTTAACTGCTTTGTGTGTTGCAAAGATGAATAGGTTGCTCCGGCTACAAATATAATCGCTACTGCCTCGACCCCTATTATTATCATTGCCTCTATTGGTATAACCATTTATCCCTCCAGAATTGCAATCCAAGATACCTTGTCGTTGTTCGTAGCTGCATTGGCGTAGAACAGATTGAGTGGAATAGATCCACCGAAAGTCTTCAACGACAAAGTTTTCTCCTGCCCTGGGCTTAACTCAAAACCTGTGGCAGCAGACACTGTATCAGTACCAACGTAGACCAAGCCAGAGTTACCGGCTAATGCCTTGAAGGTTATCTCGTACACCCTGTTGGCTGTATTGTCTGTAACCACGGCCGTTCCTGCGGTTGCTACTGTTATAACTCCAGTTTGTACTCTCACGTTATACTCCCACTAACAACATTCCAAAATAGAACACTAACAGACTTGCTATCATAACGCCTGTCAGAATCATACCTGCACATATCCAACACTCTCTCATCACCACTTCACTTTGTTAGCCCAATAAGCTGCACTCATTGGACCCTTTGCTATATTCTTACCATGACGGGCTTTAAATGACTTAGCTCTGGGAGTCATAGTTCTATCGCCTGTTTTGCCCTGTTGTCCAAACCTTATGGTCTTTACCTTGCCACCACTCTTAGCCACTACAACATGACTCTTGGTAGCGTGTGATGGAGTCCTCTTAGGCTTATTAAAGCCAGACACCCCTGCTCTTTTTAATCTTGGATCAGCCATATGTTATCTCCTACTGCGTAGCCGGCTCTGCTATTGTAACTTCTACGTTATCCGTAATATTTATGTTGGCTCCTGTTACGGATGTAGCAACTATAAACTCTTTAGTTGAGAATCCATTCCCCTCGCCAACTTCATTTGTCAGAACATCTAGCGTTCCAATAGTCAGTTTGTACAGGGCGCAAATTCCACCCTTCGTGTACAAGTTACTCAAACGCAGAGTG